GAGCTGACGATCAGGACCGCAATGCGATCTGACCGACACGCGAGCGGGTCAGGCCCGTCGCCTCCGCGATCCGGAAATGAGACCAACCCGCTTCAATGGCCGCATGGATCAACGCATTACGCTCTGCACGCGCTCGCTCCGACAGGGCAAAGGCTTCCTGAAAACAACCCTCGGCCCGCTGGAGTTCGTCGGTCAGAACGGCGCTTTGGAAGCAGTTCTCGTGCTCGTCTGCATTGGCTGCGTCACGGCCGCAGTAGATGCACGGGGAGATCATGCGAGCCGCTCCGCGATCCGACGCTCGTCAGCGGTCATCGGGCGATCCGTGAGCAGCCGGTATTCCTCGTTGAGTTCGCGTACGGCGCCGTAGTCGCTGCGCTTCCACGCCGCCTTGAGTTCGGCACCGACGACCTCGGCCGTGCGGGGCTGAGCCTCGCCCTCGCGCTTGACCTGGAGGACGTATCCCGTCTCGGGCATGTGGCGGCGGCAGGTCGTCATGCGCTTCGTGTAGGAGCCGTTCGGCTGCATGACTCGGCGGGAGCAACCGTCGTGCTCGCAGATCGTGTGGAACTCGGCGACGGTCTTGGTCTGTGCGGGGGAAGTGTTCATGATCTAAGTATCGCCAACATCTCTTGGCAAGTCAAGGGGTATTGGCAAAGATACGACGAATGTCCAGACCCTCAAGCCAAACGCGCTTTTGACGAGAAGGGAGCCAAATGAGACTCCGACCCCTGTACGTCGGCATCGGCCGACCCGTCAACGGCGACTACGAATACGTCCTCTGGTACCGATGATCAGCGTCATCATCCCCACCATCCGCGGGCGCGAGGACCTCCTGGAACAGACCCTCGCTGCGTACGGCGACGACGTTGAGCGGATCGTCGTCCGCAACCACGACATGTGCGGTGTCGCCTGGAACGCAGGGGCGGAGCAGGCGCAGGGCGACTACCTGCTACTCGCCGGGGACGACCTGATCCCGCACGACAATTGGGCGCAAATTGCGACTTCCGCGGCGGACGCCGGGGTCTACCCGGCGCCGTGGATCGTCCGGGCGGACGGGTCGACGCTGTGCTGCGGCACGCTCGGACAGGGCCTGTACCTGGAGCCGACGCATGACGGGATCCCGGTCTACAACTCGCCGATCCCGTTCATGACCCGCGAGGCGTGGGGGCGGGTCGGCCCGAGCCTCCCGATCCACTACCACGCTGACGACTATCTGGCGTACCGCGCCCGGTTCGTGGCGGGGCTCAACGTCAACACTGTTCACGGCTACAAGTTCACGCACCTGGACGGGCAGGTCGGCCGGGAACGGAACGTCAGGCTCGGCGAAGAGCACCGTTGGATGTACGCGGAGGCGGTGAGCGGGCTGTGAGGCCACCTGAATGCACCTGCTCTGAGGAGCGCAACGGCGGCGATCCGAACGATCACACGGCTAGTTGTGTGTGGGCGGATTACGTGCTCGCACAAGAGGAATCGGAGCGCGAGATGGAACCGGCAGAACATTGGGTGGCGTGGGAACGGTTGGCGGCCGTGATTGCGGCTCGGCATGAACGCTGCGCGGTCAGACCCGCTTTTGACGACGAGCCATGACGCGCTACCGGACGATCGTGGCTGATCCGCCCTGGGATCTGATGACCGGCCCACCGTTCGCATCCAACGGCGCCAGCCGCCCCGTCCCCTACCCGACCATGACCGTTCAGCAGATCAAGGCACTCCCGGTCCGGGACCTATCGGACAACCTCGACGCCGACGCCCACCTCTACCTCTGGACCGTCAACGCCTACCTCCGCGAAGCCTTCGACGTCGCCCGCGCCTGGGGCTTCCACCCGATGCAGGTGATCGTGTGGTGCAAAGCGACTATCGGAACTGGCCTTGGCGGAACGTGGCCGAGCAACGTCGAGTTCGTCCTGTTCTGTCGCCGCCCGAAGGTCATAAGCCGCCCCGACGTCCTCGCCCTCACAACCCGCCTAGCCGACGCCGCAAACCGCGCAGGAATCACCTGCCGCGACGTTGACAAGGCGATGGGCACCAGCGATATGGCTGGCTGGTGGCTCTCCCGAATCGAGACACGCTGCGCTTGCCCCACGGACGACCAATGGCCGAAGATCAAGGCGCTACTCGGACTAGGCGACGCTCTCGACGCTGACGTTGCTCGGATCAACGCGGCGAAGGGGACGGCGGAACGGATCAAGCTCTCGCGGGCACCGTCGAGCTGGTTCACATGGCCCCGCGGAGAGCACTCGGCCAAACCCGAAGCGTTCCTTGACCACGTCGAGCAAGTCAGCCCGCCGTCCTACGTTGAGCTGTTCGCTCGACGGGATCGGCTGGGCTGGGATACGTGGGGAAACGAGGCCCTGGGGACTGCGGAGATGGCCGGATGACCAAACGCGCTTTTGACGAGGAGCGGACCTAGTGCGGATCCTGATCACCGGCGCCCTCGGGTTCGTCGGCTCGCACCTCGCGGACGCCTACCTCACGCGCGGGGATGACGTCTACGGCATCGACAACCACTCCGGGAACGTCATCGGCGCCATCGACGGGATGCAGGACTGGAACATGGACGTCCGCGACATCGTCAACCCGGAAGGCTGGCCCGAAGTCGACCTCGTCGTCCACGCCGCCAGCCCCGTAGGGCCGGTCGCGCTCCTGTCCCGCGAAAGCATCGTCGCCGAGATCATCGAATCGACGCAGGCCATCCTGCGGTTCTGCGAATGGCGGAAAGTCCCGCTCATCAACATCAGCACGAGCGAGGTCTACGGATTCAGCGGCACCTACTCAGAGACCGACGCCTGCCGGATCCCGCACCGCCTCACGCACCGCATCCAATACGCCGCCGGGAAGCTCGCCGCCGAGCACCTGGTCCGCACGAGCCCCGTTGAGAGCGTGACGATCCGGCCGTTCAACGTCGCCGGGCCCCGGCAGGACCGCTCCAAAGGCTTCGTGCTCCCCACGTTCTGCGAGCAGGCTCTCGCCGGGGAGAAGTTGACGGTGTTCGATCGCGGCGACCAGGAACGCGCCATGACCGCTGTCTGGGACGTCGTGGACTTCATCCTCCGGGCGAAGCCGTCGCCGTTGGCGCCCGTGGTCAACGTCGGCAACCCGGGGAACCGCGTCACCGTCCTGCATCTCGCGCATCGCGTGGAGGCGCTGATTCTGCCGCCGGAACTCCGGCACGGCGTTCGGCTGACGAGCGGCAAGGAGGTTCACGGGCCGGACTATGAGGAGGCGGAGGGGGTCGTGAAGGTCCCGGACATCACGGAAGCCCGCGCGGTCGGATGGAAGCCGAGAGTCGACCTGGACGAGTTGATCCTCCGCACCGCCGCGGAGATCCGGCAGGCGACGGCGGCGTAATCTTCGGGTCGTGCCGTACACGAGCCGGATCCCCAGGATCGCCGACGAACTCGTTCCCGCCGTCAGTGCCGCCGTCGCCCTAGCGGCGGATCTCGTGATGGCCGACGCGAAGGTCCGGGCGCCCGTGGAGACCGGACGGCTAAAGGAAGCGATCCACGTCGACCGGGTCGGCGAGATGGAATACATGGTGAGAGCCGGGAACACCGACGTCTTCTACGGGCACATCGTGGAACACGGCGGGGTCAGGCACGCCGGGCAACCGTTCCTCGTCCCCGCCCTGGAAGCCGAGCGCCGCAACGCGGTCGGGATCGTCCGCTCCGCGATCCAGAGGGCTTCGTGAGCACCGCCGTCCGCCGCGCCCTCTACGGGAAACTCGCCGGGGACACGACCCTGAACGCGCTTCTCGGCACCGCGCCCACCGGCTACTCGAAGTCGATCTTCTACCAGCAGGCCCCCGCGAACGCGGCGTTCCCGTTCGTCATCTTCGCCAAGCAAGCCGGGATCCCTGCCGAAGCGTTCACCGACCCGAGCGCATACGAGACCGACACGTGGCTCGTCAAAGCCGTCGACCGCGCCGAAGGCGCCGACACTGCGGAGAGCATTTCCGCGCGCTGCGTCACGCTCCTGAACGACGCTTCGCTGAGCGTCAGCGGCGCGACGCTCCTGTATCTTCGGAGGCAGAGCGATCTTGACTACTCGGAACTCGATGAAGGCGTCCGCTTCGTCCACGTCGGATCGCTCTACCGTCTCGTCACGACGGACTAAAGCCACCAGGGACCAGGGGTGCCGCGCTGCGGTCAGCCCGCGATTCGCCAGCTACTTCGGGCTGGCCGATAGCAAAGGAGAATGGTGATCCGTGGCTAAATATGTCATGAAAGACACCTTCATCTCGATCAACGGGACCGCGATCAGCGATCACGCGAACTCGTGCGAGCTGGAGGACACCGCCGACGAGGTCGACTTCAGCACGTTCTCGACCGCCGGTTACCGGGAGATCAGCCCGGGCCTGAAGGACGCCACCGTCACCGCGACCCTGTTCTCAGACTTCGCCGCGTCATCGGTGCATTCGATCCTTCAGCCGCTCTACTCGTCCGGCGGCACGTTCGCGCTCGTGATCAGGCCGACCAGCCTGGCGGCAGGATCAACAAACCCATCCGCGACGATGACCGCCCGGCTGTTCTCCTACTCGGGGATCGCTGGTGGCATCGGTGACGCCGCGACGTTCGACGCCGTGTTCCGCAACGCCGGGACCGCCGGTCTCGTCTGGGGCACGACCTAGCCACCGAACGGGCGCCGTCCCAGCGGTCAGCTTT